GTGACAGAAGCCCCAAAATGTGGTATAATAACGGTAGGAAAAAGCAAAGGAGTAACTAACCTATGAAAAACATCTGCCTACTCGATCTAAACTACACCCTGGTAGGAAACCAGGCGGACACGCGAATGCTCCGGCCATTCTCCCGGCGCATGGAGGCCGAAGAGTACCGGGCCGATCTGATTGAGGCCATCCGGGATGACTATGTTATCATCGTGACGGCCAGACCGGACTACCAGATGAAGCAGACCATGGCGAACATCAAGCGGAAAACCGGCTGGCAGCCCCAGGAGTGGTACTTCAACGACATCAACGCGGAGCCTCCGGTCTTCAAGGAGAGCGCCCTCCGGCGCTTCATCCTACCCCGGCACGGCGCACAGAATGGCCCGGAGGGGACGCACTACTACGCGGTGGAGAGCAATCCGAAGACGCGGGCCATGTATGCGCGGTTCGGTATCGAGGCCGCCCCCTATGACCGCTTCATCAAATCGGCGGGCATGGTGAGGGTCCCGGCCTTCGACCAATGCAGCTTATTCGGATAACTGAATATCAGCCACCAGGCGGGACGCGAGAGCGCCCCGCTTTTTTATTGCCCAAATCTGAAAGGAGTGGAAGCGTGGAAACCAGAGTAATCAAGCTGGCCGACATCAAACCGGCCCCCTACAACCCCAGGGTGCAGCTCACACCCAAAGACCAGGAGTATAAAGCCCTGGACGCGAGCATTGAGGAAAACGGCCTGGTCCTGCCCCTCATCGTGAACATCCGGGACAACTGCCTGATCGGAGGACACCAGCGGCTTTCCGTCCTGCTGGCCGCCGGGGAGACGGAGACAAACGCTGTCGTGGTGGATATGCCGGAGGCCCAGGCCAAGGCGCTGTGCATCGCCCTGAACAAGCTGGACGGCGAATGGGACTACGGCCAACTGGCCGACATCATCCAGCAGCTCATCGACGATGGAGAGAACCTGCTCGCCACCGGCTTTACCCAGGCAGACATTGATGATCTGCTGGGCGAAATCGGCGGCGAGCTGGGCGAGGATGAGGAACCGCCCTCCCTGGGCAAGAAAGAGGACACCGCCGACGGCATTAAGTGTATCGTGGGTGACTTCTCTTTCCGTCTGGAGGAAGCGGAGTTTGAGGACCTTATGGCAGACGTCCGGGAAAAGGTGGGCTTTACCCAGGAGCTTGTCTGCGCGGAGCTGAAAGGGAGGCTTTTCAATGAAGTATGAAACCAGACTGGAAATGCTGAAGCTCTCCGACATCGTGGCCGCCCCATATAATCCCCGCGAGGACATTGAGCGCGGAAGCGATGAGTACAAGGCCCTGCGCCGGAGCATCGAGCTTAACGGCATGGTGGAGCCGCCGGTCGTGAACCTCCACAATATGCGCTGCATTGGTGGTAATCAGCGCCTTGTGGTCCTGCGGGACCTGGGATGGAAAGAAGTGCTCTGCTCTGTCATCGACCAGCCGGACGAAAGCAAGGAGATGAAGCTCTGCCTTGCCTTGAACCGCATCGAGGGCCGCTGGGACACCGACCGCCTGGGTGATCTGCTGCGGGATGATGAGGTCCTGGAGTTTGAAACCGGCTTTGACCGAGATGAGGTCCTGGTCTACCGGCAGCTCGGCGGAGACGGCGAGGGCGAAGACGCCGACGATGACCCGGATTGGGACCAGGACGAAGACCCGGACGGCGAGAACGCTGACGGCGAGGAAGAGGACGAACCCGCCGGTAGTGACGATGAGCCTACCATGGGAACTACGGTTGTCCGAATTGGACACCTACACTTCAAGGTGGAGGTCCCACGCTACAAGCGTCTGGTCGAAAGCATCCGGGACGCCGGTATCTTCGACCAGGGAGAAATCGCCCAGGAGATGAAACGGAGGTTGCTGCGCCATGATTAAACTTGTCCCCATTGACGCCGTGCGAGCGTCGGAGTATAACCCCCGGCGCAACGATGAAAAGCGTCTGGCCCTCACGGAGCTGTCCCTCCGCAAGCTGGGCTTCCTGCTCCCGATCTACGCCGATGAGAGCGGCGAAATCCTGAGCGGGCACCAGCGGCATCTTGTGGCCTCCCGCATGGGCTTCCGGCAGATACCCGTGGAGTATGTGAGCGGGAAGACCCTGGGAGAGCGGCGGGCCGTGAACGTCCTCTTCAACCGGGCCACGAATGACCTCCAGAAGCAAGACACCTGCGCCATCATCCGACGCCGCCTCTATGAAATGGACATCGAGGCCATGACCGGGGAGCTGCCGGACATCGAGCCGGGGACCGAAGCGTCATTTCCCTGCGTCTACGCCCTGCGCCGGATGGACGTCGTAAAGCTGGCAAAGCTCAATCACCGGAGCTTCGACACCCACATCAAGCAGCTTGCAAAATCCCTGGAGCGCCGCATCGGGAGTGCCATGCCGGTAGTCATCGGAGAGGCTGGGAACGTCATCAACGGGATAGGCCGCCTGCAAGTAGCAGCGGAGGCCGGAAGAAAGGTCATCGCCTGCGTCAAGGTGAGGCCGGAGCAAGAGGCTTTCGCGTCCTCCATGCTCAACCTGTTATCCATGGACTTTGACATGGAAAGCACCTACGCCGACGATCTGCGCTTCAACAGCTTCATGCGGGAGCGGAACACCAGGGAGACCGACGCCGAGGGCAACGCCGCCCTGGGGGACGGCTTCTTTAAGGGCGTGTTCCCGAAGAACTGCGGGCGGGACTTCTGCAAGCTGGAGGGCGCGGCCCTGGAGACCTGGCGCCGACACTACGGGTCCAGTGTGGTAGACTTTGGAGCCGGGAAGCTCAACAACACCCGGACGCTCCGCAAGGCCGGTATTCAGGTATCGGCCTTTGAGCCGTACTTCGTGACTGTGGGCGAGAAAATCCACAAGGAAAAGAGCCTGGAGATTGCCGCCCGCTTCCTGGACGAAGTGGAGGCCGGGACGCCGTACAGCAGCGTCTTTATCTCCAGCGTGTTCAACAGCGTCCCCTTTATGGCGGACCGGAAGCAGATTGCCGTCATCGCGGCGGCCCTGTGCGCCCCGGACGGGATGGTGGTCTGCTGGTGCCAGAGCAACAAGGCCCCGCAGTTCGTGAATACAAAGAAAAAGTTTATGGCCGCAGAAAAAATCCTGACCTTTGACCTGGACTATGAACCTAACACCATCCTGGGGGACATCGGAGCACACCCCAAGGTCCAAAAGGGCCACACCGAGGAAGAGATGCGGGCAATCTTCGCCCCGTGCTTCCGTACCGTGAAGCGCCTGGAGATGATAACAAAATTCTGGTACATGGAGGCGGCAGACCCGATAGTGGACCCTGCGGCCCTGGCCGCTGCGCTGGACTTTGAATTTGAGCTTCCCTACCCGGACGGCTCACGCATGGGACTGTCTCAGCGAGCGCGGGAAGCGTTTGAGCACCGGCTCGGTATTTGCCTGCCCCCTCCGACGAAAGGAGAGGCAAAATGAGAGACAACGTACACCCTGGGGAGAAATGGGAGTTCAACGGAGAAGTGGCCGCCTGCTTCGCCAATATGCTTGAGCGCAGCATCCCGGACTACCGATCTATGCGGGCGCTTACCTACAAGCTGGGCGAGCGCTTCATCCAGCCGGAAACCCTGATTGTGGACGTGGGGTGCAGCACCGGCCTGGCCGTGGAGCCATTCGTGGCGAAGTACGGCCAGAGCAATAACTTTCTGCTGGTGGACAACGCCCCGGCGATGGTGGAAGCCTGCCAGAAGCGCTTCCGGGCAGACGTCAATGTCACGGTCCGGCAAGGGAATATATGGGAATATCTACCATTTGAGCAGAAGAGCAGCCTGGTCCTCTCCGTCCTGTCCATGCAGTTCATGCCGACGTCCTACCGGCCCCGAATGCTCAAGCAGATTTACGACGGCCTGACCGACGGCGGGGCGCTCATCTTTGTAGAGAAAATCCTCAGCGAGAATATGGATGACCTGATGGTGGACCTCTACTACGAGATGAAGAGGGAGAACGGCTATTCCGAAGAGCAGATCATGTCCAAACGGCGCAGCCTGGAAAATGTGCTGTCTCCGCTCAAGGCTGACTGGAGCGTGGACATGATGCGGACCGCTGGCTTTCGGCAGGTCGATATGTTTTGGCGCTGCCTGAATTTCTGTGGCTGGATAGCCGTTAAGTGACGGCTACCGGCCCCGAAAGGAGGGTAGATCGGAATGCCGAAGCACAGAGACACCGAGCCATGGGAGCGTCTGGAGGGCGAGGGTGTCAAAGCGTATGAGGCGTTTTCGGTCTACCTGGAGCTGGGGGAAGAGCGCAGCATCCGGGCGGTTGCTAAGCAGTTAAACAAAAGTACCACGCTCATAGGCCGCTGGAGCCGCACCTATCAGTGGGTGGAGCGCACCGCCGCATACGACGTTGACATCCAGAGAAAAGCCCATGCTCAGGCCGTTAAGAAGCGCCGGAAGATGGCTGACCGCCATATCAGCATAGCCTTGAAATTACAGGAAAAGGCGTTGCAGGCCCTAAAGGACATGGACCCCAGCGAGATAGACCCGAAGAACCTTGTGGCGTTCATCCGGGAGGCTACCAAGCTGGAGCGCGAGAACCGCATGGAGCTTGAGGCCGACACCGCACCGGGTAAGGCGAATGAGCAGGCAGACAGCAGCCTTGCCGCCGTCATCTCCGAGGCGTGGGAACGGAGGAAGCAGCAGAATGAACCTGACAAGTGACGCTATTCTCTACTACGCCGACAATCCGGTGGACTTCGTAGAGGACATCATAAGGGCCAAGCCGGACAGCAATCAAAAGGCCATTCTCAACAGCGTAGCGAAGTACCCCATGACCTCCGTGCGCTCCGGTCACGGCATCGGGAAAAGCGCGGTGGAGAGCTGGCTTGCTATTTGGTTTTTGACTACCCGGCCATTCCCCAAGATACCCTGCACCGCCCCCACCCAGCACCAGCTATGGGACATCCTGTGGGCCGAAATTGCGAAGTGGCTACGCAGTAACCCGGCCCTGTCTCAAGAGCTGATATGGACCAAGGAAAAGGTCTACATGAGAGGCCACCCGGAAGAGTGGTTCGCAGTAGGCCGGACGGCCAGTAAGCCCGACGCCCTCCAGGGCTTTCACGCCGAGCACGTGCTCTACATCATCGACGAAGCCTCGGGCGTCCGCGATGAGATATTCGAGCCGGTTCTCGGTGCTCTATCTACGGAGGGCGCAAAGCTGGTAATGTGTGGGAACCCCACGAAGATTACCGGCTTTTTCTATGACAGCCACCACAAGGCCCGCGAGCTTTACAACGCCATGCACATTGACGGGCGGGACAGCAGCCGAGTAGATCAGCAGTTCATCGACACCATCATTGATATGTTCGGTGAAGACAGCGACGTCTTTCGGGTCCGCGTTGCCGGGGAGTTCCCCAAGGCCCTGCCTGACAGCTTCATCCCTATGGAGTGGGCAGAGCGGGCGAGCGAGGCCGAGGCCCCGGAGATTGACCGGGCGGCCCGTGTGGACATCGGGATTGACGTCGCTCGCTACGGCGATGACAGCAGCGTGTTGTCCCCGGTCCTGGACAAGAAGCTCCAGGAGAAACCGGAGATTTACCACCACAACGACACTATGGAGCTGAGCGGCAAGGCCGTCCAGCTCATCAAGCGCTACGCCCTGGAGCAGCCCTGGGCAGAGATACACGTCAAAATCGACTGCGACGGCCTGGGCGTCGGCGTGTTCGACCGGCTCATGGAGCTGCGGGAGCAGATCGTGGAGGAAGTTCAAGCCCAGCGCGACCGCCGGTACGCTGACGATGAGGACGTCCCGCCCCCGTTCACCCTGGACATCGTAGAGTGTCACTTCGGCGGCGAGGGCGGCACCATCAGCGACGATGACCCCATCGACTACCAGAACAGCACCGGCCTTATGTGGGGAGCTGTCCGGGAGGCCCTGCGAACCCAGAGTATCAAGCTATACCCTGATGACAAGCAGATAAGCCAGCTCTCTAACCGGAAATATGTGGTGAACAGCGCGGGCAAGATTGAGCTGGAGAAGAAAGAGGCCATGAAGAAGCGCGGCCTATCCTCACCGGATATGGGGGACGCGCTGGCCCTGGCCCTGCATGACCCGCTGGTAAGCGACTGGAGCATTGACTAAGGAGGACACCATGAAAGCAAAATGCAGTTACCTTGTATCGGCTGACGGCTGGCCGATGAAGTATATCCGGGCAAACACGGCGGCAGAGGCTCGGCGTCGCTGGCAGAAGATGACCGGCGGCCCCAGAAACCCCACCGTCTCCCAGGTGCTCGGTAAGAAGCCGAAGCGCGAGGGGGGCGAATAACCGTGCCATTCTGGAACCGATTTAGAGGGGGCGGAGCGGGGCGGGCAAGCCAGACCTACCGGAGCGATAGCGCTATGCTCCCCCGGTGGACGAACCCGCCGGAGCGCAACACCCAGGAGTGGATAGAGGCTTTCAGAACGAACCCGCGCCTATCCGTTGTGGAGCGCATCGCTTCCGATCTATCCTTTGCGGCGGGCAAGCTCTACCGGATAGATGAGAACGGAGACGAACAGGAGCTTACGCAGCACCCGTTTTTGGACTTCTGGGCCAACCCTAACCCGCTGCATGAGATGAGCAACGCCGCCCTGTGGCGGCTCCTGGAGATTTATCTCAAGCTCAAGGGCGAGGGCTACTTCATCATGGAGAAATCGCCCCTGGGCGTCCCTGTGGAGCTGTGGCCGGTCCCTGTCCATTGGGTACAGATGACCCCGTACCTGGACCACCCGTACTACACCGTCCGGCTCACCAACGGTCTGCTGATGAACGTGTCCGTAGATGATATGTTCGTGATGAAAGACCTGAACCCGATAGACCCGTTCAAGCGCGGCCTGGGGCAAGCTGAGGCCCTGGCAGATGAGATTGAGACCGACGAATACGCGGCCAAGTTCCAAAAGCGCTTTTTCTTCAACGACGCCACGCCGAACCTCATCATCGGTATGCCCAAGTCCACCCCGGAGCAGCGACAGCGCTTCCGGTCTGAATGGCTTGAGCGCTTCCGGGGAGTGTTCCAGAGCCACGGCGTCGCTACTGTCAACGGCGAGGTCACGGTGAACAAGGTTGGAGACAGCATGAAAGACATGGACATGGTGAACGGGCGCACATTCCTGCGGAATGCCGTCCTTGAGCACTTCGGCGTCCCCCGTGAGATTATGGGTATCACGGAGAGCAGCAACCGGGCCACGTCGGAGGCGGCTCAGTTCATCTATGCCCAAAACGTCCTTATGCCCAACCTACGCCGCCGGGAAGAGGCCATCAACAACCAGATCATCCCGTATTTCGGAAACGACTTGGTGTGGCGCTTCGATGACATCATCCCCCGGAACCAGGAGTTTGACAAGGCCCTGGGCATCGACGGCTGGAATGCCGGACTACTCACCAAGGATGAGGCCCGCGAGAAGCTGGGTATGCCTCCGGCCCTGGTGGGCGGCGACGTCTACAAGACGCAGTTCTCCGATGTCTACATCCGGGAAGACGATGACCCTGTGGCGATCTCCACGGCGGCGGCTAACCTCCAGTATGCAGAGAGCGCACCACCGCTTGAGACGGGCGGAGAACAGGACATTGAGATAACAGATAACGGAATACCCCTGGACGCCGAAAACGGCTCAGAGGGGGCGGGAGACGGCACAGAGGGCATAGAAATCGTGTCCTCCAAGGGTACGTCCCCGGAAGAGCGGAAAAGCCTCCAGGTGCAGGCCGCACAACGCGCCCTGCTGCAAGCTGAGAGGGAGCAGACCCAGCGCTTTGAGATTGCCACCCTCAAATATCTGCGGGAGCAGGGCCGCCGGGTGAGTGACGCCATGGGCGGCACCACCAAGGATGAGCGGAGCGTTTGGGACATTCTCATGGGGGCCATCCCCGGCTATGACCCGAACAGCGAGGACGCAGCGGAGCAGAGCGCGGCGGCGTGGTCCTCTTTGAGCGAGGCAGACCGCACCCGCCTTGTGAGCGCCTTTACCCTGGGCCTCATCGACTGGCCCAAGGAGGAAACGGCCTTGCTGAATATCTTTGAGCCGCTGTGGAAAGAGAGCTACGACAAAGGCGCTGGGGTGTCTGCCAAGCTCTACAACCTCCAGGCGGTCCAGAGGCCGGAGCTTGTCAGCACGGCGAAGCTGCGGGGCGGCGTCCGGGTCAAAGGCATCACAGAGACCACCCAGCAGTCCATCGCCCGTATCGTCTCCGCTGGCCTGGAGCACGGAGACAGCCGGGCCACCATCGCCAAGCAGATTGAACAGGAGATGCAGACCACGGCATCCAGGGCGCGTACCATCGCTACCCAAGAGTGCAATACCTCACTCCTGACCGGCCACTACGACATGATGCGAAAGGCCGGGGCCGCCTGGAAGACCTGGCACGTTGCCAACATGAGCGCCGCCAGACCCTCCCACAAGCGCCTGAACGGTGAGCGGGTCCCTATTGACGCCAAATTCTCAAACGGCCTCATGCAGCCCTGTGACCCGGATTGCACGGACCCCGCCGAGGTCGTGAACTGCCACTGTTTCCTGACATTCGACAAATAAGGAGGACGCCTGATGGAATTTACCGAGATGCAGGCTCAGGAGGCCGCCCGATCTGCGGGTATCGACCTGGAGAAAGAGCGGTTCGACCTGAAAGCCCTGACAGCCGGGATGAATGCGGAGCTTGAACACGGCACCGCAAACCCGGACACGAATATTACCAACGATGACCCCGTTATGACGGCGAAGCTCGCAGCGGCACATCTGCGGGTCTCGCCGTTTTACTATGCCTCCGGGCGGGGCCTGAAAGCGTGGGAGGCTTCGCTCCGTAGAGGGGTGAAAGTGAAAAGCTCCAAGACGGAGCACAAAACGCTGTCTTTCCGTACCGAAGAGTACGACGAAGAGAGCGGCATCTTTAGTGGCTACGCCGCCGTCTATGGCAACATCGACAGTGGCGGGGACATAATTGAGCCTGGTGCCTTCACGAAGACAATCGCCGAGGGCTGGGAGAGGGTGAAGATACTCGCCCTGCACAACGACTGCTGGCTCCCCATTGGCAGACCTTTGGAGCTGAGGGAAGACAGCAACGGCCTTTTCATTAAGGCCAAAATCAGCGACACTTCGATGGGACGCGACATCAAAGTGCTGCTGAAAGATGGAGTTCTCACTGAGCTGTCCATCGGATATGACCCCATCGTCTTTGACTACGACGAAAACGGCATCCGGCATCTGCGGGAAGTCAAGCTGTGGGAGGTCTCCGTCGTTACCTGGGCCATGAACACGGAGGCGACGATCACCGACTACAAGCAGGCCACCGACGCCGCCGGTTTCCTGGACGCCTTTTTGGAGGCAGCCACCGCCGAAGTCAAGGCCGGTCGGAAAATCAGCGGGACCCGGCTAAAGGCCCTCAAGGACGCGAGCGCGTCCATGAAAGCCGCTACCAAGGTCCTTGACGGCATCATCCGAGAGGCAAGCGACACCGAGAAATCCATCTCCCGTACCGCCAACACCAGAGCCGAGAAGTCCGCGCCGACTACCGGCATCACCTATGAAATTCTGCTATAAGGAGGAAATTACAAATGGCTATTCCCAAGAAAGGAACCGCACCCGCTGGCCGCAAGTCTATGAAGATGGAGGCCGATGAGCTGACCGAGAAAATCAAGGCTTGCGTCAAGGAGGCCCTGGATGAGCAGGCCGAGGCCAAGGCCGAGGGCGAAGAGGGGACCGAGGACGCTGTTGCCGAGGTTGCCCCCGCTGACATCTCCGGTCTGATTGAGGACGCTATGGCCGTTGTCGCTGAGAAGCGCAAGAGCCGCAAGGAGGCCGGCGAAGAGCTGGGCGACGTCACCGCCGAGGAAGTCATGGAGGCCGTCGGTGAGATTATCGACGCCACCGAGGGCGAGGCCAAGGAGGATGACGGCGTTGAGGAAGAGGTCAAGGAGGATGAGGAAGTGACTGATGAGGCCAAGGGGCGCAAGGCCGCCGCCCGCAAGCACCAGACCAAAAGCGCCCGCAAGAGCGCGGCCTCCCCCGTCCAGCGGAAGTACAGCTCCATTTACATGAGCCGTACCACCCCCACCAGCACCGCCAAGAAGTCCGTCCCGCCTGCTATCCAGCTCGCCCGCGCTATCAAGTGCCTGGACGTGTTCGGCAAGCATGACCCCGACGCCGCCTCTTTCTACGCGCAGCGGAAGTATGACGATGCGGACATGGCCCGCGAGTTCAAGGCCCTGTCTGCCACCAACCCTGCTGCCGGCGGCTACCTCATCCCCGAAATCTACCTGGACCAGATCATCGAGCTGCTGTACTCCAAGACCGTCATCTTTGAGCTGGGCGCTCAGAAAGTCCCCATGGCCAACGGCAACCTGAACATCCCCAAGATGACCGGCGGCGCCCGCGCTACCTGGGGCGGTGAGGCTCGCAAGATTGCGAAGACCCAGCCCACCTACGGCAACATCCGTCTGTCCGCAAAGCGCCTGGAGGCCATCGTGCCTCAGACCCGCGAGCTGCTGATGAGCACCAACTACTCCGCCGATCAGCTCTTCGCCAACGACCTGACCCGGCGCATGGAGCTGGGCCTTGACTTCGGCGCTATGTTCGGCAAGGGCGGCGAGTTCCAGCCCCTCGGCGTGTTCACCGACAAGGAGGTTGAGCACGTGGACGCCAAGACCCTGAGCAACGAGGACCTGGCCGACAGCAACGGCAAGATTACTGCCGACTTCCCCGTGTTCGTCCGCTCTAAGGTCCTGGCAAAGAACGTGGACGATAACAAGCTCGGCTGGGCGTTCAACTCCGTCCTGGAGGGCTACCTGATGAACCTCAAGACCACCACCGGCGCGTACATCTACCGCGATGAGATGAACACCGGCAAGCTGCTGGGCTTCCCCTATCGCGTGTCCAACCAGATCACCACCGACACCACCGGCCTCACTGAGCTGGCCTTTGGCAACTGGGCGGACCTCCTGGTGGGCGAGCAGATGGGCCTTGAGACCTACACCACCCTGGACGGCTCCTGGGTCGATGAAGAGGGCAACCAGCACAACGCCTTTGAAGAGAACCTGGCCGCCACCCGCGCCCTCATGTACGTGGACATCGCCGCCCGTCACAAGGAGAGCTTCCTGCACGTCAAGAACATCAAGGCGTTTTAATCAGAGGCCGGGGCATACCGCCCCGGCCCTATAATTTCAACAAGGAGGAATTTCAACTATGAAACGCGCACTTATTCAGAGTGTCAAAGTGACCCCGTACACCAGCGAGGACGCCATCAACCGCGAGGGCTTCCTCTCCGGCATCCTGGCCGTCAAGGTCGGCTCTCCCTCCGGCTCCCCTACGGGTATGGCCGTGAAGCTGACCATCACCGAGAGCGACCAGCAGAGCACCGGCTACGCGCCCGTCAAGGATAAGCTGGTCTGCGTGGGCAACGCGCCCCTGGACGCTGCGGGCGCGATCTCCGTCTCCACTGACGCGGAGGGCGGCGAGCTGGTCAACTTCGACCTGGACCTGGTGGGCCTCAAGCAGTACGTCAAGGTCAAGGTGGAAATGGTCTGCACCGGCGGCTCTTCTCCGTCCTGCACCGCGACTGCCGCCCTGGCCCTGGGCGACGCTTCCGAGGTCCCCGTTTAATTAGGCCCTGAGAGGCCCTACAAGGAGGTTTTTGCTATGGCAAGACATTATCCCTCTGAGGGTGTGAAACCCGCCGAGAACAAGTGGGAGGCAGGCCCCAAGGAGAAGAAATCGGAAACCCCTAAGAACGACAGCAAAAAGGAGAGCGCGGGCGAGTAGCCCGCGCCTCCCCTGAGAACGGAGGCGACACCGTGGAAAATGAACCGACTGTAAAGCTGGCCTCAAACGCCATGACAACGCTCGAAGACACGATGGAGCGCCTGGGCATCCCACCGGAGGCGGCAGACACCGCCGTAAAGAACAACATCATCCGGCTTATCAATTCGGCGTCTGCCTGGATTGAGACCATCACCGGGCGAAAGTTCGGCAAGGCCACCTACACCCACAGATATGTTGCCCCCGGTGCTCAGGAGCTTGTGCTCACTCAGTACCCTATCCGGGCGGTTGAGTACGTCCGGGACACCGAGAACGGCGTGGACATTGCCCCCGGCAGCTACGACTTCACCATGACCGGAGACGTGGGCGTACTGTACCGCGATGAGGGATGGGTATTCCGCGGCTATGTCGGCGGCCTTGCGAACGACTACATAGCCCCCCGGCGCTACCTGGAAGTAAAGTTCACCGCCGGGTACGTGCTGCCCAAGGACGCGACCGAAGATGAGCCATCCGATCTACCGGAGGACATCGTGGCGATTGTCTGGGGCATCGCGGAACAGGAGTTCTCCATCCTGCGGAACGGCGCTCAGGGCCTTGCGGCGTTCTCCATCTCCGACGTGTCGTGGACCTTTGACAAGGAACCCCGCGCCTCCTGGATGGAGACCCTGGCCCACTACATGAGGTGGTGAGCCTATGCAGGTCCGCGATAACGTCCTACCGCACCTGCGGCGGGTCAAGGCCGAGCTGGAGAAACTGAACCACACCCGGATAAAAATAGGCATCCAGGGCAACGCAGACAGTGAGCTGCTGATGATTGCCCGTGTCCATGAGTAC